GAGGATGAAGCCAATGACAATTGTTAATATCAATTTGGTCCCGACACTGTTACTGATGATACTGTTGATTTCGACTTTGCAGGACCGGTAAATGAAGCGGTTATGTTTTTTGAGGAACAGACTCAAACCGATCTTGCCATAACCACAACAACTATAACAAGAGTTGGTGGGTCATTTATTACTGAAGGGTATAAAGTTGGTGGTCAAGTCACTATTCGTGATGCCGAAGATTCTGGAAACAATGGGACACATACATTAACTGCTGTTACAGCGACAGTACTTACGACTACAGGATTAACAGTTAATATTGACGACACTACTGCCATCCTTGCTGTTGATAATGATAATGCTTTTACTCTTCGTTTACGTGTTCGTGATGCTGATACTTACGGTAAAACATTTGGACAAGGCAATCTTGCATCGGCTGGTAAATCCATTCTTGGAAACTTTGTATATTCATTCCCTCTTGCTAACGCAACTGATTTAAAAATTGAAGTTACTGATGTTGGTATTGATGCTAATTCAGATGGTGCTGCTGATGTTTCACCATATTCAGGAATGGGCATTACATATTATGCAACGCCTCAATCAAAACCAGGATTAGTTGGTGGGTCATATAACTTTGGCATTATTGTTGAAGCGAATAATGGTACAGCGCAAGAGGTTTATGAATTTGTTCAATGGTCATTAAGATCTACTGGTGGTTATGGAACTGGTGACATAGATGATGATGCTGACGTAGCAATTGGTCGAACTATGGATGGACTAATGCGCTTTGTTGGTGATACTCTAGAAGTAGGTTCTACTGATGGTGGGCTTACCTTTCCTAATAATCCTGATGGCGGCGGCACAGGTGTTTTTATTGACAACTTGAATGCTACATCAAAGAATGACGTTTCTTTCTTTGATAATACTGAAACTTCCAGGTCATTTCCTGAAACAATCGCAGTTACTCTTGATTTTAATGCGACTCTAGTTGGAGATACAGCAGCCGAATTTGATTTATTCTATGATAGGACTATTCGCACCGTCGTTGCTGATTTTGTTCTTACTAACGCAACAAGTAAAATCACATCTGTTGGTGCTAATTTACCAACAAATTCTGAAGTAGTTGTTGGTGCTTATATTCGAATTGATGGACTTATAGGTGGTGATGCTGACATGAATGGTGTGTATCAGATTAGTGTCATCACTACTGCTGGAGAAGATTGGACTGTTTCTCGTTATGACAATAAAGCTATTGTTGATGTGACAACTACATCTGCCAATGTAGATCAGAATTGCATTGATTCACCAGATGCAATCATTGTTCATACTAATGTTGGAATTAATGGTGACAGTAACTTCACATTCACTGCCCCTGATACAATTACTTCAGATGGGAATCCTGATTTATCAGTATTTACTGATGGAATGAAAATTCAGGTGGTTGGATCTGCAAGTAATGATGGTATTTATGAAGTAGATGGAGCATCCACTTCTACCACTATTACAACAATTGAACAAACCATTACTACTGAATCTTCTCAAGATCCAGATATAGATCAAGTTGTTTCTGGTCTTACTTCAGATGATGATTTTGTTTTCAGCTATGATTTTGATGGTAATGTTCAAGGGGGCAGGACAGTTTCTACTTCAACTTATGTAAAGGCTAAAGCAGTAGGTTTTGATACTGCTCAATATACTGAGTCCACTGTACAAACGATTGAATCAGGAACACCCCTTACTATACCACTTGTGTCTCAGACAGAGAGGAATACAGCCTAATGAAATGTGATGGATGCACATTATGTTGTAAATTACTCAGTGTACCTTGGATGTGTTCTCCTCCTGGTGAAATGTGCAAAGATGTTATTGTAGGTGAGGGTTGTGCTATTTTTGATTCTGTTCCTGTGAAATGTTTAAAGTATAGGTGTGCTTATCACCAAATGGATAATGCAGGGATTGAGTTAAGACCTGATAAATGTGGGGTTATATTTGAAAAGTTAACTGAAGATATTTTCATTGCTTTGTCAGACGATACTGATGTTCTTCTAAATATCGTCAAGAGACAGATTGACAGTCTCACTAGAGAAGGGTTTTCTGTTGCACTATGTAAGGTTAATAAAATTCCTATAATATATCTCTGTAAAGGAAAAAAGGAAGAAGATATATTTCTAATTCTGAAGGAAAAATATCATGACCGCTCCGAGTTACACTCATGATCTAACTGATGTTGATTTGGCCGAGGCAACAACGAACTGGGCAGAATCTAGTGATAGCAATTGGGATGATGGTGGTGGTGCTACTGCTGATTCAGATTATCCTTTCATCCAAGGCACTGTTGCAATTACTCAACAAGCAACAAAAGCCACCATTGCTTCTTTATTGGTTGATAATGGTTCGGGAATAACTCTGCCTACAGACGGGGCATACTTCATATGGCAGGTTTTTTCATCATCAACAGGGTTGGATACTTATGTAAATGGAGGAATGACCGCCCTTGTTGGCAGTAGCCTTGCTGATTTTTATGCATGGGATATTGGTGGATCGGACTTTGGACGAAATCCTTATGGTGGATGGATGAATCACGCTCTGAATACTACCGTTAGTTCTGATGATACAATAGGCACTCCAACTGGTACTGAGCAATATATTGGAGCAGCAGTAAGACCCCTCGTTGCTATTGGCAAAGGGAATCCACATGGTGTAGATGCTATTAGATATGGCAGAGGATCATCAATTTTTGAATATGGTGACATTTCAAATGGATATTGTATCTTTTCTGGATTTGCAACTAAGAATGATTACAATGATGTAACAAACGGATATAATCGTTGGGGATTAATACAAGGGATTCCTGGGGGATTTTTATTCAAAGGGAAAATGACTCTTGGAACAGCTTCTAATGCTGTTGATTTCAGAGACTCCAATGTTAGTATATTAATTGATAATACTCCTAAAGTTACATCTGGATTCAATAGGATTGAAGTAAATAATGCAAGTTCTAGGGTAGATTGGACAAATGTAAATATAACTGCTCTTGGTACTATTTCAAGAGGAAATTTTGAAGCAGTTGATAATGCTGATATCAATAAAGATTATTGTACTTTCACTGATATGGGAACATTCACATATCAATCAAATAGCTCCATCGATGTTCTTACATATCGTAGATGTAATTTAATCACTACAGGAGGAGCAGCTTTTGCAGGATGTACTTTTGATAATACTAATGACAGTGTAAAAGCAGTTACGGTCTCTTCTCCTGCTAATGCTGCATTAATAACAGGTTCAACGTTTATTAGCAGTGGGACAAAGCATGGATTGGAAATCACAGGAACCGCAGGTAATATTACTCTAACAAATGATACTTGGACAGGATATGCTGCGACTGATGGCAGTACAGGCAATGAAGCAATCTATGTCAATATTGCCAGTGGTTCAATGGAAATTACTATTTCTGGAGGAACTACACCCTCTATTAGAACAGCTGGTTGTTCTGTAACTGTCAACAGTGATACTACAGTGACCTTTACAGGTATGAAAGATAATTCTGAGGTTAGAGTATACAAAACTTCAGATGATTCAGTAGTCGCAGGAATAGAGGACGCTACAGCAGGTTCACCAGATGATAGATCTTTTTCTTGGGCTGCTCCTGCATCAACAAATGTGTATTATGTGATTCATAATTGGGAGAATGGGGTTCCAGTGTATGAGACAATACGTGTAAACGGATACATTGTACCTGCATCAGATGCCTCGATAGGTATCCAACAACGAATTGATAGGAACGCAGAATAATGACTGTAAATATTAATGGAGAAACATTAATCATCACCCTTGAATCAGGTGTTACAAGCATCGACTGGATAGATGTTTACTCTGATTGGAAAAACTGGCTCCTTGAAGGAAATCTTGGATACCCACAAGCATTTCGTACCACAGGTGGTGATCCGCTTAATGCCTTTTTGAATGCAGGAGCATATTGGTTCTTGAGAAATGATCTTGGTTGGAGAATTAAACCACCGGAAGAGCACATCACCATCCTTGCTTCTGGTAATCTTGCTCCTGAAGATTCGAATGCAGATATGTTTTTACCTACTACTGGAGCGTATACAACTCAAATTCTTGGACTTCAGCCTATTACTCAGGGTTTTTCTACCCAACTTGCAAATGGATTGAAGTTTGGGTTTTTTAATAATGGAGTAACTATTGATGTTGTGAATGGTACAGCAGGTACCGGCAATACTCCTGATGGAGAACCTATCGGAACTCTTAAAAACCCATCAAATAATCTAGCAGATACAATGTCTATTGCTTCTAATCAAGGCCTTGGTGTTGTTTATGTAGTTGGTGATCTTACTGTAGATAGTGGTGCTGATTATAGTGATATGGTTTTTATTGGGGAAAGTCATGAAAAATCTATAATTACTGTATCTAGTCCTGCAAATGTAGAACGATGTGAATTTTATTCTGCCACAATAGCTGGAACATTGGATGGGGATGCTTTGCTCTATAACTGCATGATTGAAGATTTAACATATGTTAATGGAGAAATAAAAGAATGCATATTAAAACCGCCTGGGGTAATCACATTAGGAGGATCGGATTACGCAACATTCGTTCGATGTGTAACAGAATGCACAGCGGGAGGACCGCCAGTAACAATAGACATGGGAGGAGCGGGACAGCCCCTGGCATTGCGAGATTTAAGCGGCGCATTCAAACTCATAAATAAAACTGGGGTTGAAGAATGTAGTGCTGTTATGGCAGGGGGAGCAATATTCCTTGATCTCACAACTATGACAAATGGCAAATTCAAAGTTGCCGGAACTTGTGATGTATATGATTGGGCCACAAAACTCCCGCTAGAAAGTGGGATGTATGGGGATTTTGAATTAGCAAACAATGCAATTTCAAAAACTGGAATAGCAAATACTGTTTGGAATGGAATAGATCTGGAGAAACCATAATGCCAACTCCAGCAGAAGTGTTGCTTGAAAATTCAACTCTAAATACAGGAACCCCCTGGGAACACCTTTGTAATCAAGCGGCAGGATCAGGGGGATTTACTATTGCAGACCTTGTAGAGGTAGAAGTAATGGATGCAGAAATTGATATAGAAATGGAAGAGGAAATTTCAGTAGAAGTAGAAGCTGAAATATCTGTGGAAGTGGAAGCTGAAATAGACGTGGAGATGGCGTGATGAGTGCAATCGAAAGGAAGCGAGGTGATACTAAGGCCATTGTTTTTAGACTATGGGAAGATAAAGAGGCAGGAACGCCCTTAGATATCACTGCCTTTACGTTTAAATTCACTGTGAATAAATTAAAAGCTCCTACAGTTACAGATACTCCAGAGTTCACTTTAGTAGGAGAGATTGTAGGAGCTGCGACAGACGGAAGAATGCGATTCTTGCCTTCAGCTGCCGAAATGGATCTTCCTCCAACTAATGCAGAAACAGGAGTGGAGTATTTCTTTGATTTTGAAGTGACTGATGCTGAAGGATTGATTGGAACTGAGATGCTTGATAAGTTTAAAGTCGTTCAAGACATAACTAAATAAGGAGACAATAGCCATGAATGTTACACCAGAAGTTGTGATTTTAGGATGTTCAGGAGTAGGAGCGCTTGTTATTCATGCTGTTGTTTTTGGAGTAGTGGCAGGAAGAATGATAAACAGGATCTCCCATGTTGAGGCACAACAAAGAGAGATTAAAAATCAATTTGTCACAAAAGGACAGTGTGAAGGGGTCACTGCGGTGTGGGAAGCTAAAATGCAAGGTATGTTGGATACAAGAGCTTTGAAGGATCAACAAAATGCAGATGATCATGAAAGACTCTTGATTGTTGCAACAGAGATTAATGAGTCTGTAGAGAAGGTAAGTGATTGTCTTATTAAAATTCAAAAGAAACAGGAGTGCTAAAATGAAAAAGATGATAGCAGTTTTAATGGTAGCTTTACTTTCTTAACATTATTAAATGGATGAGGAACCAATATGAATTTACCGGAAGCATTTCTAAAGGCAATGTCTTTCGTAGAACAAAGTGAAGGTGGGACTAACTTCGATCCTTTAGACAGGGGAGGATTTACTAAGTTTGGTATCTCGGCTAAAACCTACCCTGATCTTGATATTAAAAATCTCACTCTGTATGAAGCGAGATGGTTATACTATGATGATTTCTGGTTAAGAAATAGGTGTGGAGAGTTTAGAGAAGAAGTTAGCACTGTTTTGTTTGATTCAAGTGTGAATTGTGGAGTATCATCTGCTGCTAGATGGATCCAACAATCTTGTAATTTAAAATCAGGCAATTTAGTGGTAGATGGGATTATAGGATCTGCCACAGTAGCGACTGCGAATAGAAATATCCACTATTCTCTCATACAAGGGATTGTTGCCTACAGACTTCAAAGATACAGTGATCTACTCAGAAAACATCCTGAACAAAAGAAATACATTAGAGGATGGATTAAGAGAGTATCCCATCTTTTATTATATGTTATGTAATTAGAGTTTGTAATATCGATTGAAACTTGCTCCTCTAAATGTGGAAGTTGTAGAGGAAGAATTGAGCATGGTAATCATTTCTTCCTCTTTTCCTTCTTCAAAGTTATAGTCTTCTAAGATCTCCTTAAGCTTGTCAAGTATAATTAATTCTTCTTCATTCGCCTTGATGCTCTTTTTATTTATTATGATTCTCTCATCGATGATATTATGAATCAGTGAATTTCCATCTTTATGGGTCAATCGCTTTCTAATGTCAACTAAATTTTCAATGATCTCTTTTATGTCTTTTATGACCAATTGAAGCCTGTTCTCTCCGTTATTGAGTCCATTTAATATGAATTCTTTCAAGGGAACCTTGTCACCACGGAGCATATTGTCAATCCATTTACTAGCAAGTTCAGCTAGTCTGCCCTTGACCATATTCTGAATATGATCTGGAGCCTCATCCTCAACGATTCCACTCTCATCATATAGTGTGCGCTTTTTGTCATCTGATAGAACCCTGTAGGCAAGGTTCAATTCCGTAAATGCTTGATCACTTCCTGAAGGACTGTCAGGATGGCATTCTTTTGATCGTTCACGATATGCCTTTTTGATCTCTAAAAAAGAGGCATTTCTTTCTATTCCAAGTACTTTATATGGATCCATATCTTACTCCAATTATATTGAGTCGGTTATACTGTGTGCATAACCGACTCATGTATTATTTATTCAGTTAGCCAACCATAATCAGAGAATCCTTGTTTAAGAGGATTCATCATATTTCTCATTTGTGGATATGCAGCAGAAGAGCAACGAAGACTAAATATCAGATTCCATTCAGGAAGATCCGCAGTCACCGCAATCTTTGTACTCGTTGCATTAGGTAAAATGAAACGAGCTTTTTCTGCACGTTTGATCTGTGAATGATCTTTCAATTGGAACATTGCCCCTTTGTATGCAAATTCTGCATCAATGAGAGGCTTCTCTACAATATTTATATACTGTTTATGCGTAAGATCTCTCCACCACCACTGGCTGATAAACTCAAGATTATCCATGTATGAACAATATCGTTGGGATTCCTGCAAGAAGGAGCATGGACGATGTCTTACGATCTCATGGGTTACTGCCCTGTCTGTGATCATTTCTACAGTTACACGTTTCAGAGAAAAGGGAATTTCATTCTTTGGAACAATTTCATATGTATTATGATTTTCAAAGAATGAGAATAAATTATCCACTGAATGAATATCAAGTTTCTCCATCCAGGCTCTCCAATTTCCTCCTACAAAAATCCTATCTTTCTCTATTGCGTGATTAAGATAATTAGAAGCGTATTGCTTCTTCATTTCATCACTTTCAATAACAGGGTATCTGTACTTGTCTTTTGAACGAATGACGAGGTTTGAGGCCTCAATAACTGCCTTGTGATTTCTCTTTAGAATATTACTGACAAACACTTCATCCGATCCTTCCACTATTTTATCCTCAGATCGGTAACAAATTCTTCCTGCCCTTTCGATCCACTTAACTCCTGACTTTCTATCTGAAGGACATTCTCCCCAGATTGTACTTATTTGATTTGCTATTTTCATTTATTCCTCCTTAGTTTGGGTTTACTCCTTTTGTAATCACCATGTTCTTTATGTTTAGTTGCATGGCATTGCTTGCACAATGTTATAAGATTTAATGGACTATGATTAGATTTGGTAAAATCAATATGGTGAACTGTTAGAAGATTTTTACTTCTACATTCTTGGCATATATAGTTATCTCTTTTCTTTATTTCTTTACTTAATTTAACCCATTCTCCTGTATTCTTATAAGGAGAAATACCTCCATTCCAAGCGCTATTATTTTCTTTTCTTCCTACCTCTCTGTCAATCATAGTGATGGATTGTTTCCGTTTCGATTCCTCAGATCTAACATGCCCTTGTAGGGAATTAGAAATCTTCTTCTTTGTTTCCTCACTTAATACTCGTTTCTTATTATTAGCAGAAACTTTTTCAGAATGAGCTTTTGTTTTATTGTAGTATCTGAACCAATGTCCATGAATCAGGGTATTCCATCTCTTCTTTTGTTTATTCCACTTTACTTCTTTTCTACAACCACATCTACACTTAGCTGGCATAATATTCTCCTATATAGGTTCATCTATTATCATCAAGAAGATGAACCTATATAAGTCAATTGATTTTAAATCTTTCTGCATTTTCAGAAATAACTGTGGATTCTTTTCCTTTCTTTACAACATGGAATCTTTTGGAATAATGCCCTTGTGCTTCATTTTCATGAGTAATAATTATCATTTGAAGATTCAATTCATCACTCAATACCTGAACCATTTCAAATGCCCTTTTTATTCTATCTCCATCTAGAAATTTGAAAGGCTCATCAACTATCAATGCATTCCTTGTTGTTCCTAAAGCCCAATAAGCAACGCGAAGAGCAAAGGAGCATACATCGGCTTCACCAAAACCACATGAATCAAGAGGGTCAAGGAGATTTCCATGTTCAACTAATTTCAGGTCACACTCAGTCACATTCCTCCTTGTTACGAATTCTACGTGAAATTCTTTGGCTTCATCAAGAAAAACAATCCTCAATGCCTTGCTGACAATGCCTGAGATATGTTCTTCCAGATTCTTCTGTACGATTTGTGCAGATTTTTGAATAATAATACGAGCCTCATCATGGAAGCGCAAAGAGTCATCAACAATTTCCATTTCTTTCTCGACTTCTTTGTGCTCTACTGAGAGTACTCTACGTTCTGCAAGGGCGTTATCTATTTTCTTTCGAATCATATTCCACCTCACAAGTGATTAAACTACCGTCCTGTCTAAACGCTGGTGAAACTGAACCCCACCACCCTTTGTAATATAACACCCCATTCAAGCATTTAGTGTGCTTATCGTAGTTTGCCTCTATCTGCACGTCAGGATGGTAAATAATAGATATTATGAAGACAGTTAAAGCAATTAAGACTGATACTATGGAAATTGTTATTTCATTGCTGCTCATTGTCTTCCCTTGAAAATATTTAGACTTTTCTTGATCATTGGATAAGTTCTTTTTCATATAAGCCCTTTCTCAAAAGCAAGCCATTCTGGTATAGTGATTTCTACCAGTTCATCTTTTTCTGTACTGAAGTCAGTCTCTTGAATCTGAGACTTAGGAATCCATGCAGTAATGTTTCCATCATCAAAGTGGATTGCATTTCCTGTCTGTCTCAAAATAGTGCCTTCAATTTCTACAAACTCATCATCCCTTGCCATTTTATTCTCCTATTAATTATATGAAAGTTTTAAAACTAACTAAATTACAAAATGATATAAATGATTCAAAATTCGATCTATCTGTATAACTACAAGGGAGATCTTTTCCATGCTTTTTGTGGAACTTCATATATACTCCAAGCTTTGTCAATGCTGTGTATTCTTCTATTTCCTCATATACACTCATACATCCACAACAAATAAGGTATTTTACCTCCCATTTTATATTCATTCTTCTCCTACCAGTTCAGGATAATCCTCTTTGAATACTTCAATTAATCCCTCAAGCTTTACAAGCAACTTGTCTTTGAGTCCATTCAACTTCTTAATTCTTTTTGTAGCATCTATTTTTCCATCCATCCCTTCATTACTTAGGGATTCAAGAACACCATCAAGTTTGCCTTGGAGTCTGATAATCCGTTTCTGATCATCCTCTACTTTCTTTTTGATATCCTCAAGTAAATCAAGATCCTTTTCCATTGTAACTCTCCTCCACCTGTTTAAGCACTATAGTTGCATCTTTACTCGTTTTTGCCTTCTTTGCTACATTTTGAACCACTTCCCAATAATTCAGAAACTTTGTTTCTTCACTAAATGATTCGATAAGTTCTTTTAAGTCATCACTGAATTCCTTTCTGTCATCCTGTTCCAACTTCTCAAGATCAAATACATCTTTTTCAATGGGGATTTCATATTCTTCGATCATTCCATTATCATAAAAGAAAACTTTAGGAATATAATCGATTTTATCCTTTGATGACCGCATGATAGGGCCAGGATTGACAAGGATGCAGTGCTCAGAAAGAGTACAATGAGCAACGTGATAGTCACCAGTTATTATCAAGCCATACCCTTTGCTTTCAAGTTGATCCATCATATCTTCTGCTGATACAGCATCCTCCATAAAGAAAGGAGGTTCTTCTGGAGTTACTGGAAAATGCCATAGAAGAACATGAGAACCTTTTTCAGGTAGTTCTTCTTCCCATCCTACCCCCCTCACCCCCTTGTTATTAGGAATCTCTACGATTTTTGCAGAGAGTAAAGCTCCCAAAGGAGTGTTTGCTAAATCAGGATTATGAAAATGAAGATCATGTTGCCCAGGGACAACATAAATCTTTTTATGAAATCTTTTAAATAAATCAATATACATGACTAATAACCAATAAGGACAACGAGGAGCATCAAAAATATCTCCCGCTACTGCTACATCTGCTCCCTTCTTCTCTGCGAGATCAAGAATCCATTTGATCTTACGATATTGAGTCATGGCATATTCGTCATTTCTAATTCTAGGATTCTTAGCCCTGATATGCCAGTCAGCAGTTGCTACAATTTTCATAATTTTCTCTCACAAATAGGACAAATATCAAAGGTGCTGAGAACATCTTTATATTTGTTTTTAAGAATGATAAGTTCTCCTTCAGCATCAACTATATCAGCTTCATAGTTAGCGCAATATTGAATTAGAAGATTTATTCTCGAAATAGAATCATCAATCTCTTCTATTTCACGTATCACATCCTCTATCTCGTCTATTCTTCCCTCTTCAGGTAGTCTGATATTCCTTATCTCATTTTCAAGCAGTGAAGAGGATTCTAAGAGGTTTTGTAATTTATCTATTTCTTCCTCCACTTCTATAACTTCCTCTTCAACTGTAAAGATGGTGTCAATTCTTTCAATTATACCAGGATCAAGGAGACTTGCTATTTCCTCCTCGATTACTTCAATTGAGGCTATAGCATTATCAAGGAATACAATTTCACCAATGAGTTCTTTTTCTTCCTTCTCATACATTTCAATGATGCTGTATCGCTCATCTGCTTCAACAATCCAAGAAGTATCAGAAAGTTTTTCCTCAATAGCACCATGTCTTGAAGAAAGTACATCCATTTCTTTCTTCTTTTTCTTATACCGGATATTGATCTCAGTTTGAGCATAATCCATTTCATCAAGTCCTGACACCTTGTTAAACATCCTTGCCACTTGCCCAGGACTATCATTAAGCATGAAGTAAAAGTCTTTCTGTCTTTGGACATTTGTGTCATCCATATTGGAAATAAGAGACACAGAATCAGGAACCTTGCCTCTCAAAGCTTTGTAAGGATCTTCATTTGAAGAATCCACATAGCTGTTCTCTTTATTACCACGAGTTCTAACTATATATGAGCCTTCTTCGAACTCAATGGAAGATACTGTATCATTTTCTCCTGCAAAATGGGAGATCATTGATTCTCCCATAGGTTGATTTGTAAGAACCCAATTGAATCCTCTCACAAGAGAACTCTTACCATGTCCTGAAAGTCCTGTGATTATATTAACTCCAGGATCAAATTCTAGTAGAGTTCCTTCGTGTCCCTCAAAATAAACTAGTTCAAGGGCTGTAATAGTCATGAGATTTCTTCCAAATAAACTCTGATTTGATCATGTAAAGCAGCGAATGACCCGTTGTTATCAAAAGTAACATCTGTGAGAATTTCCATCTTTTCAGATTCATGATCTCCATCTTCTCCTGCGTTCATATTATCAATGCGAATTACCTTTCCACCAAATTCATGAATCAGGTCTACTTCATTTTGAAAGCGAACATCATCAACAGCGATATTGTATCCACATCTGATATCCCATTCAGGAGATAAGAGTTCTCTCCTCATCCTTGTAATCCAAAAATCCTTCAGAATCATTCTCCTTGCAAATTCTGTACCAAGAAGTTGAAGGAATCTTCGAGGAGTCATACCAAGCCACTCAACATATATTCCTTTCAGATCCTTGTTGTAGAAATGTTCAATCGATAATCCTGTCATAATAGATGCTGCTTTTTTCAAAGGTTCAGCATACGATTTTTGTTTGTATCCTCTGTAAGAAACAAGCCATTCTGCGGCAGTGCTTTTTCCTGCTCCAATTTCCCCTGTGAATCCTATTAACATTATTTCTGCTCCATTAAAACTAAAGTTATATATCTAATCACGTCCTGAAATGATAACAGGCTACTGTGATTATTCCACCCGTTTGCATTGTACTTCTTAATGAGTGGAAGTTTTTGCAACACAATTAGGGCATTCGTTCATGCCGACGATTTGTTCTGTATACTCTCGATGAAGATCGTCTTTATAGACCCACTTAGTAGATAGACAGGTAAAGCATATGAATAAATACCAGTCACTATCTTTTTCAGCGAGACTATACGCACACAGATTACACACATGAATAGCCATCATATCACCAGATTCTCCATCATGCGGCTTTATCATTATAGTATTTTCCGCCTGATAAGGTCCAGGCCCACGAGGATCTCCTGCATGATCGAGTTCACATACAGCCAGTCTTTGTTCAAGTTGCATTTGCTCGATCTGATCAGGGTGAAGTTCTTTTCTCATTGTTTCCCATATAGGATTTTCAGTTTCTTCCACGTATTCATCTGCAATAAGGCTTATATTTTTGTCTTTCATTAAACGCTCCTATAGATTTAAAGGACTAAACGCTTTCTCGAAATATGAAGCAAGTCTTTTGAGTTATGTACTTGCGTCAGCTCAAAATGGCCGTTATATAATAATTTTCCACCAATTAGTACCAAGATCAACCATTGTGCGTCGTAAGATATCCCCGTTATCCATGATACGAAAGCCTGCAATGTCTGATTTGTAGACTTTTCTCGGGAAACTCTCTGAAACAAAGAAAAGTTTACCACTTGATAGGACAATTTCCCCAGGGTTTACGTTTAAAACATTTTTCTTCACCAATTCCCCTGGTAACTTTTTTGGGTCGAGCCTGTTAATTATGCCCTTACATTTTTTGCAAAGTTTATCCCTTTTGTTCGGTTGAGTTTTGAGAAAGTCAAACTGCTGAATAAGGAGGTGTTTGGAACAACCTGCACACCTTCTTCTAATTTTCTTCTCACTAGATTTATTACCCACCCGCTGCCTCCAAGCTCGTTTGATTTGTATGATCCGTATCTTAGTATTCACACGGTCTTCTCGGCGTTCCATATGTAACCGCCGACACATGTGTATTAAATCTCTTTTCCTTTTCGTACATGGAAATTGTAGGATCATTTTAATCTTCTCCCGTTTGTCTGCATTCAGTCTCGCTTATTCCTGATTACGACCGTTATCTTGGCCGCTCGCTTACCAATTCTACGAGCCTATTATATCTTTCATTTACTGCCAGATCACCATTATACGTCAATGTCCCATAAAATGTAGGATCAAGACCTTTTGGTACTCTCTTTACCCATTCTGGCACTAAGTGCAGCAGAAGTTCAATGTCTGACAATAAGTCTTTGTCGTTACGCTTCATATTACCTCCGTTTTACTTCCTTTACCTTCTTAATATAAGCAAAAGAATCTGCGTGAAGTTTGTCTGGACGATCATCAACAAGTCTCGCATGAGTCATTGCCCATGTCTCCTTTGCTTTAGAACGAGATACAGCATTGAATCGTACTGTGATTATCTTTCCAATCCAATCATCTTTTACTCTGTCCTCATCAGATAGTCCCATTCCTACATCAGTGAGCAATTGACCACAGGATGATTTACACATCAAGGAGCCTATCATTCCTGAATACTTTCTTTCTCCAGGAACTATATCATAGACTTCAAGCTCACATTCCTTTTCGGATTTGACCTTGATCTGATTAGAAGAAGTACCATCTTTCCATCTTCCTTTGAAGTTTTTAAGGACAGTTCCCTCAAGTCCTCTCTTTCTGACATCAGCATAATGTTCCCATACCTCTTCCCAATTCTTGACTATCTTGCATTCAATAACAGGCAAGAGGAGTCCATAAAGATCATCCAATCTTTCTTCATAATCCAAATCATCTCCATCAAATGCAGAATCCCAGAATGAAAACCTGATCCTATCAGCTTCAGCCTGAGACAGATTACCATACAAGGCTTTGTTGATGATAGCATTTCCATCTTTCCTGTCTTCAAAACCAATACCATCTTCTTTGAGGAGAAGAGCTTCGCCACTTAACTTAACGTTATAATCAGCAGGGAAATCCATAAAATCTGTATCCACTAATGAGAAATCAGCCACTTTACCATTTCTTGTTTGAAATGAAATAGATTGCTTGTCATCACTTGGAACAAAGACATCAAAGTATTCACCATCAGCCTTCAACTGACTGTAGCAGGGGAATACAATATAATCCGATTTATTAAGTCCACTGCAACGCATGTACTTAAAGTAAGGAACAAATCCAGGCAATAGATTATTGAGAGTTTTGACAGTAAGACCACATCCCATCTTTCTTTCAAGGAGTCTTTTCACGACTTCGAATTTTTCTTCAGACACAGAGGCCATCTCTCCTAATGCGTCCCTGTCAGTACTATTTGCCCCACTCTTGCCATTAAGGAAATCAAGATAGACAAAGATATCTCCATGAGGATCAGAATCATCTGTCCATTTAACTTTTTTGCATTTGAACGTCCTGCTTGTATTGAGGGTATATTCTACCATCTTAGCAAACAATTTGTTTTCATTAAGGTACTTGATGATGAGAGGATGCTTTGCATTTCCTTTGGCTCTTTCGATCTCATAGATTATGTTCAATACTTCTTTCCATTCATCCATAGTATCCTCTTAGGTTACTGTTTATAATATTCCGGTTCGAGTTCGTAATAATCATACAGATTTTGAAGCGCATTTATCATTTTACCTGATTTAGGAAATTTAGGAAATGGTGTACGTACAGGATTCTTTTTATACAGAGTATATAAAGAATTATAACTTCTCTTCATCAGCTTCTTTGGTGGAGGAGCCTCTGAAGGATGAATTAATAATTCTTCAGAGAGCGGAGGATTTTCCAAATAGTCAGCAAGGTTTCTGAGGAAGTCAGGTAATGTGATATCGAATTTATGTAGACCATATCGCACATAAGCGCTTGATAATTTGCCTTCAATTACATTTGCCGACCTTTGTATTACACCACGAACCATACCACATCTATTTTCCCCAACAGGAGTGGACTTCTTTCTGTGTTTATGATCAACAACCATATCCTCAATAGGAATTTCCTGATTAATAATAGGACAAATTCCCCTTTGTTGTTCATGAAAGAATTCTCTTATTTCTTTTAATTCTGAATGTTTTAATTGGTGCATTGATTTATCTCTGGCTGGTTATGAACCACTTCAAGGACAAAACCAAGTGTCTGTTTAATGCCATTCAATACCTTATCAAGGGAATCAGGATGACATCTGAGATATCCTAGATGGATGTCAGCTCCTTCTTTAGGAGTACCAGATTCGTTCAGGAATTTAGGATCAGAAAATATAACTGTATTCTTTGGTATCATAATTCACCCCGTAGAAATAAATCCCATTTAACCTTCTCAGTGCCTTTCATGAACATTTCGAACCGAAGTTCTTGACATATGTCCCAGAAAGCGAGAAAGTTCAGTACTCCTTGTTCTTTCAATTCAATATCTTTTGTTCCATCCATAGGTAATTTAACAAGAGGGAGGTTTCTTCTGTATACTTCCTGTCCATGTTCGCTTTTTATTGCTTTGAAAGCTTTCCAGTGAGAGGGCAATTCTCCTTTTATGTATTTGATAGCAGTGCCAGGCCCAACTCCTTTTGAACTCCATCCACCCTTACCATCGGGAATAGGTATTCCAGGCACTTCATCGGTTTTACATCCTCCATAGGCTTTTACCTCTGCCCACTCATAAGGATGTATTCCATATTCACCTTCGAACCACTCAGCAGTGAGCAGCTTCTTCTTTCCAGTTGACCACATATCACAGAGATCAAGCATTTGTAACAGATCTTCATCACCAGTTACAATGACACAATCTTTGTATCCTTCAACAATATTAGCAAGAAGATCATCAGCTTCCTTTCCTTCTTGTTCAAAGGAATTGACGTATCCCATTCTAGGTAAGATATCCAATTTGAGTTTTTTGATTTGCTCATAAGTGGCTTGAAAGATAGCTGCAAGTTCAGGATCTTCCTTCCTGCTTTTGCCACGCTTGACTTTATACTCAGGGAATAGTTTTTTGCGATCAGAAGATTTAGAATCCCATAGAAACACAAAATCACTTGTGTTGAACCGTTCAGAAAGGGATCTTAATTGGCGAAGGAATCCAAACAATACACCTACCTGAATCTCTTCATGTTCAAGACCTCGGAGGGTGTGAGCTGAAGAATAACATAAAGCGGAGCAATCAATTAATAATGTTTTCATTTGTCAACCAAATTTATGGAATGTAGAGAATTTCAATATGCATCCAAGTTCTTTGAGGATGTTCCCCAACTTCTTTTGCAGTTCAAGGTGATCCTGAGTGTGTCCTACTATTCCAAACACCATTACATCATCTACAAAATTGGGTGAGTAATTAAAATACACACTATGATTTTGCACATAATACACTATGGATGTAATCAATTTATCCACATCAACATAGGGGTTTAATTTTTCTTTATGTACTATGTAATGATATACAAAGTCTGTTGGTTTTTTCATGATCACCCTGCACTTGGTTTATTAAAACTATATTTAGCATGATTTAAAATGGAACATCATCATCATCAGGATTTGATTCAATTCCCATGATATCGCAGATCTCGTTTTCAAGGATTTCCGATACCTCTCTGATTTCGTCTGAAATCTCTTCAGGTTTGATCATTTTCTTCAAAGATAGGCGGATTTTCAAAGGTTCAAAATCCTTCTCCTGAATTGTCTTTGATACATCTACAGTAAGTTCTTCAAATCCATCTACTAATTCACGCTTCGCCATTGTTTTCTCCAACATTTGTAAGAGTTTATTATCTCTTTTGATATTCTGTGAAATAGGGAGAAGGAAAGCACAAAGAGTATAATGCACAGGAAGCCATCATCCACCTTCTCCCTAAATTTCTACTCTTTACTCTTTACTGTAGGCTACTGACAGTGTTCGAAAATCCTTTCCTCTCTTTGCCAAGGACAGGGTAAGTTTTCGAGCACGACCAGCTGCTGCCTTATTGTTCATAGCATTTCTCAGCTCATCTTTAAGATTACCCAGTCCATCAATCAATGCTTCGATGTTGTCTTCCAGATCTTTCTTTACTCTTGCCATTGTTAGAACCTCTTTCATATATTGATAAGCAGGAGAGGAGGAATCGCATCCTTCCCAGTTTATACATTGCTCCGCAGCCAATCTGTGGGCAACAGCTTCTGTAAAATCTTTATAAATGCCAAGATACTTTGGCACTTTATTTATTTTAATTTCTGATTGCCATTTCTTTGCACTTTTATTAAACCATATTCCCTTTACTCCAGAAGTATTATGACTAAAATTACCAGTATTCTTTGCATTACAAGAGTGGGAAGTTTCCCTAAGATTATCCCACCAATTATGGTAAGGATTTCTATCTTCATGATCTATAAGATTTTCAGGTAAATATCCTTTCTTATATAACCAAGCAAGTCTATGAGCAAGGAATCTCTTTTTATTAATTGAAATTCGTACATATCCATCCTTATCTGGATATCCAGCAATTTCACCTTTTGTTTGATTGTTACCTCTATTTACTTTCCAAGTAAATACACCAGTTTTCTCATCATAATGAAGAATCTTTTTTAGTTCTTTTTGAGTAATCAAAATCGAACTTTCTTTTTCTTCTTAATTTTAAATAAAGATTCAGATTCTTCCCATAAATCAATTACCTTTTCTCTCAATTCAGATTCAAGATTATTATCTTCGATATATTTAATCGCAGCATTCATTGCCACATAAGTCTTACCATCAATACAATCATAAGAAGACTCTTTCGTCATATCTTTTACATATTGAAGATTTGCACGGATATCATCAATACCAGAACCAAACATTAAATAAATAAGCGCAGAACGGTAGGGATCATCAACAGATGATTTCTTAATCCAACACTCACTTTCAATGCCAGTTACCTTTATTACCTCCTTTCCTGCTTTGTTCTTTTTCTTTGGTTTAATCTGTGCTTTTTGTTTGATTATGATACGAAGAGAAGCATAGAACTTAATAGCTACTCCACCAGGAGAATCTGAACCATATTCTCCTACTGTCAATTGATTAGTAAAGACAACTAATCTATTGTCTTTACTTATCCTCCTTGCAGTTGTTCTGCAAAGGGCATGAAGATCTTTAGCCTTCTTCTGTCCACGTAAATCACCTTTTCCCATCTCCATGGAAGTAGATAAGGCAGCTATGCTATCAGCTATCAAGGCATTCACAACTTCTGTACTCTGAGGATTCCAGTTCTTGATAATACTTTCAAGTCCTTCTTCAGTCACCTTACCTCTATCATTCTTCACATCCATAACAATGTTGGGACGAGAATAATCATCAGCAGATATTTCTACCCCATAAGACTTAGCATATTCCTTATCAAGCCTTGCTTCAGGATCAGCAACAGTAGTTTCTCCACCTTTATACTGGACAGAAGCACAAATTTCCATAGCAAGTGCAGTTTTGCCAGCACCAGGTCCGCCATAGATTTCTACCATTATTCCTCCAGGGATTCCTCCTCCCCTGACCCTGCCACCTGAAATGGCAAGGTCGAGAAGTGTAGACCCTGTGGACACGAACATATCAGAATCGGAAGGAGTATAAAAGAATCCATCCTGATCGGCATCTTCATTAGCATGCTCTTCAAGCTCCTCTGCAAGTTGCTTTGTTCGAGAACGTAGTCTACTCATACTCATCTCCTTCTTGTTACTCTACGACGACCTGAACGTTTTCTGTCAGATGATTTCTCTTTATCTTCTGCCTCTTTGTCTTCATCCTTTCCAAGATCCATGGGAACATCATCTCCTGTACCTGAGTCACCTGTTTTGTCTATGGTTCTTCTGGTACGTCTTCGAGAAGATTTAGACTTTTCCTCCTTTTCTTCGTTCTTCTCATCTTTTTCATCCTTCTTCCCACGTCCCTTGCTTCTTCGAGACATACGAGAGGATGTTTTACTGGATTTATCCTTCTTATCAGAATCTTCAGGTTGTTCATCTTCTTCATTGGAACGAAAAGAACCAAGGACAATATCAGCCTGTTCTTGGAGAACCTCATCTGAGGGAATATCAATGAGATCTTCCAATATGTAGGCTTCATCCAGAATATCATCTGAAATCGGTTCATCACGTTCCTCCATCACAAACCCTATATAACGAGTTCCGACACCACTTCCTGTTCGTTCGAAACTGATAGTCCTACCATCGTCAGGATCAGCGAAAGAGATTTTACTACTGACTCCACCCTTTTGTCTCTTTTTGGCTGCTGCTTGAAAGTTATCCTCGGCAAGATAACCAGAGGCTTCCCAGACTTGAACTCCCTTATCCTCTTCTTTGTTGTTGTCATAACAAACAATGTTGTAGATCACTCGTTCACGGGGACGGAGAAGATCCGCCATCGCTTCGTTATCCTCAGCCTGAGCCATTGATCTTAAATCACAGAGAGCACAGTTTGCTTTACTGTCAAAGGTTTTTGGGCAAATATAGTTTCCTTCATCAGGTCCAATTCTCTGATGAACAAGGACTTCCAGTTTGTATTGAAAGATATCATCATCATCAAGATATGGAATGATGTCGATAACATGGTCACCCTCTTTGCATGTCCATTTTTCAAATTTAGCTGTAGAAAGAAAGATAGGCTTCCATTTTCCTCCTCTACTTCCTGTAGCTTGCTCTGTTCTTTTCTGCAAGCCCTCTTTATATCCTTTTTTACTTCTGAATCTCGATGTTCTAGCCATCTGTATTTCCTCTTTTACTTTTTAACCGACTTTGTAATCTTGAACTTGAGTTCAACGCGGTAGATTCATTTTCAGTTTCGTATTTCTTCCTAGCCTCATCAGGAATGCGGGCTTCTCCCCAGTATCCGGAAAGGTATAATTTAGCAAGAACCTCAAGAGCAGTTTTTTTATGCTCCATAGCTATTTTAGCTCCTGCCACTACATTCATATCCCTTACAGCCTCAAGGTATACACTGTTGGCAACCTCATAACGTTCATCTTGTATAATGAGAGAAGCTATGGCAGGTTCAGTAGGCTTTCCTGTAAAACCATAAGATTCTGGATCTAATCGAATATCACCATCAATTTGAGCTTTTACTAAAGTCAATCTTTCCTTCTTTTTATCTCGTTCAAACATGGCGTTAGCATAGTCTTCTGAGTACTTATGAAAGAGATCGGCTTGTCTTAACCATTCATAATCAAGACTATGCCTGTCGATGCTGACATCTTCTTTAAAGCTCACTTATCACCTCCTATCTGTTTGTGCGTTTGACTGAATCACAAGGCCCGCCTGTATTTTGTTTAGGCTCAAGTGCTTTACGCTTCACAAGTTCAAGCTGTGGTTCATCAAATGATTCCTGACTCAGCATAGCTCCATCCTTAAGCTTTCGAGACTTCACCCCATACGTGCTGCAATTGTTTAACCATTGTGTTCGGCAATTGACAATACCAACAAATCCTGTGATTTTGTCTTTTACCTCATCTCCACAATCGTATTTGAAATTAGGCTGTTTTGGCATTTTTCCCTCCTAGAATAGGATTAATGTGTAGGCATTATAAATGCCCTAATAGGATTCATCCCTGCCCGCTTATCGAAAAGGAGTTCAAGTCAATTAAAGCAGACAAAGCAACAACACAGACAGATTGCAGTCCATCTGAATTAGTACTTCGCATCCTGCAAGATCAACAGGGATGAAAAATTTACTTATAAGAAATATCATATCAGCACTTTCATTAAAAATCAATGATTAAATGCCCTCTGAGTGCATTTAAAGCAATGATGCTGCATAACAGGAATTGGTTAATCCTGCTTTTCCACTGTCATAGTAATTTTTCTCAAAGAGTTCCATCATTTCAGCTACTCTTTGCTCTCCTTTGTCGAGAAGTACCTTATTGAACCACTTTAATATCACTAATCTTGCTGATTCAGGTTCCATATCCAATGTTTTCAAAATCTCAGCAATCACCTTCCACTTACTTCCATTCAATAGGGCTTTGCACAGTTCCGCTATATCTGATTCAGAACCAAGAGAAGATTCTACAGCTTCAAGAGCTGTTTCATCATCTTCAATATCAATAACTTGATCAAGGATCTTCACAGCTTCCCTGCAAGATCCTTGAGAAGCTTTAGCGATAGCAGTCAGGATCTTTTTCGGATAGTCTTCAATTCCTTCTGCCTCTGTGATAGTGCGTAGATAGTCAGTAATGACCTTATAGGATAGAGTTTTAAGTTTGATCGTTGTACAGCGTGTTTTGACTGCCTTCTTCAGCTTCTCAGGGTTCGTAGTAGCAAGAAAAAAGAATGTATTAGGTGGAGCATCTTCAAGCATCAAGAGCATAGCATCTTGTGCTGGCTTAGTCAGTTGGTGACATTCCTCCAGGAAGAAGATCTTTAAGTCTCCATCCATAGGAGCAAGTCTAGAGAGCTTTTGCATTTCTCTTATGGTATCTATTCCTCTTGTATTGCTTGTATTGAATAAGTGGAAGTCAGCATCAGAACAGGCAAGTTCTTCCTTCACTATTCTCACTATCGTAGTCTTGCCTGTTCCTGACTCTCCTGTAAATAATAGAGAACGTGGAATCTTTTCATAGTCTCTATCAAGTACAGAACAAAGCATTTCAATAGATGTTTCGTTTCCTGCCATTTGATCAAATTCTTGTGGTCTATGTTTTAGGTGTAGTGCCTGACTCATCTTGTCTCTCCTTATGGAAGTTTTATGTTCCTTTGGTATTCCTTGATTTCCTTTCTCAATCTTCTAACTTCTTTATTGTGCCATTTTAAGTGTTCCTGATTCTGTTTATGTTGTACTCCTGTACCCTTCTTACATTTGCCACAGGCATCAACTGTTTCCCATTCATATCCTGAATCCTCACAATTAGTACAGATCATATCTCAATCTCCGTTAAGTTAGCAAAATTGCCATCTGGTTCAGATGTTTCGATTTCAATCCCTAAAGGTACATTGATAAAAGGAAACTTTTTGACTACATCAACAGTACAAATCTTTTTCATCATAGGCCATAGATCCTGTTCTTCAGCAGGATGGACATAACCTATCATAGAATCATGTACCTCTCCTATTAGATAGGATTCCCATTTCTCCTTCTTCAGTCTCTCATTAACCCTTGCTAGGCACCACATCAGTAGATGAAAAGCAGTACCCTGAATTAGGTAGTTTGTTGTCTGTTTCCTATCCATGTATCCATCAAATCTAAATCCTAAAAGAGACTCAGTATAACCATGTTCATTATAGAAATCATTGATATCTTTTTTCCACTGAGTATAGATAGGGAATCTTTCATTCCACATCTTATTCTCAACTTCTTTGCAGTGAGCAAGGAAGCTGCCAGGAGTAGGCTGCCCCTTGTGCATTGTTCCTAGCTCAGTGATGCCTTGATCAAATATCCAATCTTTAAGAAGAGTACCATCAGGTAATACTAATTTCTCTTCAAATAGACAAATCTTCCATAGGTTCTCTCCACAGCTACCGAAGTAATCACCATAGAACTGAGCAAATGTCCAAAGGTTCTTACCAAAGAATCGCAGTATACCAGCAAGTTCTTTCTGTTCTTTAGTGTATTCGGGATTGAGAAGCACATTTGTAGGAAGCATCCATAAATCACAAGTGACATCTCTATGCATATCAGTGCCTGGAGTGAAAAGATACTCCATAAACCCAGGATCTTTGTGATACATTGCAGAGGTGGAAACTTCTATACCTGAGAAGTCAAGTTCAAAGACCTTCCATTGCCTAGGTGTAATAAATCCTGATCGAATTAATTTCTTAGATTTTTTGTTTCTTTTAGGAGTATTTTGAATGTTGGGATTACAACAACTGGATCTGAAACTGGTAACAGTGTGTAGTGGAAATTCAGGATGAACAACACCATCACATTCTCCCCTGAGATACTGACTAATGTAAGTGTCTTTGAGTTTTTTGAGTTTTCGAACCTTGACTATTTCTTTACACATCCAATAATCAATTTTTCCTAATGCCTCTTCATCTACAGACTCATTCCCTTTGCCTGTAAACTTTACTGCTTCCACATCATTCATCTCAAACAGGATTCTTTTAAGACAGTTCGGACTTGAATAATTAAATGGCTCTTTGTATATTATCGGATATCTTTCTGCGTCATCTGATTTATTAATCTCTTCTTCAATTTCTTCAATTTCTTCTGCAAGATCCCTCGCTACTTGTTCGAAATAAGGAACATCAATCAGGATTCCATTGTTTTGAATATCTAAAAGAGGTACAAGGCTGTCGATGAAGAATGCATTAGCGCTTTCTTGTCCTTTTGTGAACTCCTCACACTGTTCTAAATAAGTTTTAATAGTGAGCTTCGCATCGGCCCCAACGTACAGTAGTTGTTCATCTAAGGGCATTTCTGTCATTCTGTTAAAAAGAGTACCTGGAACCTGCTTTATGTAGCCCTCAGTAGCTTTATCATAATTAACAATTCCCCACCTCAGAAAGGCTTGATCCTTCAGACTATTATTTCCATTTCTATGATCAAGGATATGCGAAGCAACCATAGAACAAGGGAAGAATCCTTCTGGATCTGCACTTAATGCCCAGTATGCCCATCTCTTATCAAAGTTCACATTGTGCCCGATCTTTTCAAGCTTTTTTGATTCGAGATAGTAGCAAACAGAATCGATTACAAGATCTTCTTCTTCATGGGTAAACTTAGCTTCAGGATGTTGAATAGGAAAGGCATAGGACATATCCTCAGTAGCAATTGCCATTGAGGTGGTTTTGTGTCCTTCTATCCAAGGATACAATCCTGTTGCTTCAAAGTCAAAAGATGATGGAGTTCCATCATCAATAAGTTTGTTGATTAAATCTTCTATTTCATCAGGTGTTCGAAGGAATGTTATCTTGTCAAATGGATTTACACAAGGAAGGTCTGGATCTTCCTTCATGAAATCTAAAACATTCTTTAAATTCCTTAAGTAATACTGTTGGAGATTGCGATCATTTTCATTTCTTATTAAATATTTAGGATCAAACATGGGCATTAGCCATGCATCATACTCATTCAACGGTATCATCCTATTTGTAAGGGAAGATACAGAAACTTTTTTAAGTCCCTTTTGAATTACCGCCTTTGATGCAATACTACCAAATGTCCATATAAATCTAGGCTGTAACTCTTCGATGGTTTCAATAAGATTCCTTCTGCAAAGTTTTAATTGCCTATCAGTAGGAGGTTTGTTCTTTTGTGGTTTACAGATAATTGCATTTGTTATCCAAAAATCTTCTTCAAGCCTCAGTCCTAATTTAGATAATCTTCTCTTCAGAAATCTTCCATCTGCACCAGAGAGGGGGACTCCTGCATCCGCATCCGTCATGCTTGGAGATTCTCCAATGATAAGCCAGTTTAGTTTCCCCTCCCCTATAT